AGATTGCATACCTGTTGGCTCTTTTGCTCTTATCTGAACCCTTAACCCACTCAAGTTCACCAAGCTCTTTCAAACGCTTTAGAGAGCGATCAACAGTATCAACATTGCATTTCAGCAGCTCTGCAAGAGTTTCCCTAGTCGCATACATACCTTTAGGCTGACGAAACTTTACGAGAGCAAGCAGAATCAGTAAATCATTCCCACTAGCCTGACTGTTCTGCCAAACAGCTTCATAATCTTCAAACTTGTATCTTCTAGCCATTTTTTGTCCTTGTCGTTTTATGTTTAGATCTAACTTCCATAGACATCAAAATAAGGTCTATGTCTGAAACTGTTGCTTTCTTGGGTGCGATGACGTGTTGTAAAGCGACACAATCCTTGTAACCGCAAATCCTTACACCAGGCATAAAGAGCTTGCCATTATCATCTATCGGCAACCAGTCATCGTTTAGTTCACCTGCCCAAATGTAGCACCATAGAACACCTAGTTCAGGGTGATCTGTTCTTTTACTTTTGTATTTCTGTAAGCCATTAGATTTGCGAACATCACTGCAGTCTTTACAAACATTAGGGTCATCTCGTTTACGCTCAACCCGCTTCAGATAAGCGTCTTTACTAATCCAATTACCGCACCAAACGCAGGCACGGTATCGGGAATCGTCTTTTTCTTCGTTGTCCATAAATGGTATCTAACCACATACGGAGCAAAAACACCTAATCCTGTGTAAAAGCGATAAGCGTGTTGAGCCTAATAGTCTGCTCATTTAGGCGAACAAGGGTTTTACCCCTAAGAATAGGGTCATCATTCAAAGACACGACAAGTTCCCCCAACTCCCTTATGTGAGCGGAGAGAACCCTAATTGCCTGCAGTCTTATTTCCTGTGATTCCATCTGCCTTACCTTTAATTGCTTCCAGAATAGCAGTAGGTGCTTTACCTTGTTTCGCTTCGTTATACAGCGATCGTAAACCTTCAATGTCGTTTATGTTGCTGAGTGCTAACTCCCAGTTGCGAGCAGTTTCAGTAGTGCTTAGTCTTGCTACTTTACTCATCTCTTGTTGACTAGGGCGTTTACCTTTAGGACTAAACTCTCCGCCAAGCATAGAGATTGCTCTACCTAGTGCAGACGTGGCACAGTTCTCAACAAACGAAGTCTTGTTTACAGGTGAGCTGCCTAAACGTTCTTCAGCGTAGTCAACAGTCGCAGGATACAAATCGTCCTTATGTAAATACACTTCAGCTTTAAACACGACTTGTTCAGGCGTCATGCTAACAAGCTCTAAGTTGAACCTGCCTTTGTCGTATCTATTCCAGAACAGATCCACTCTCTCTTGAACCGTTTGATATTCTGCAAGATTGAAATGTGCCATTAGTTATCACCTGGTCTAGTTGCAGTGATGATTGCTGTGATTAGTTCTTGACGTTCTTCAGGTGTAAGTTCAATTTCAAACTTGACGTTATAGCCGTATTCGCTTGTCGCATTTTCAATAAACAAATTCACATCATTCTTATTACCAAATACAAATGCTTTGAAGTTGTATCTTTTAGTTTTGTTTTCGCTCATTATTTCGCTTTCTTTATTGTTAGGTATGGGGCGTTTCCCCCACGTTGACTTAATGTAACTACAACCTGCCCATCAATGCAACCGTTCTTAGCACCATTCAAAGCACCAATAACTCTTGACTTCATTTCTCGCAGGTATGTTTCAGCTTTATCAAAATCTGTTTGAGCGTTCATCAACTCAATGCCAAGCGTTCCTAGTTCTTCATCTCTCGCTTCAACATCAGGGGAAAGTTTACGCACAGTCTCATAAGTGCTTTCAGATCCATCCCAAGCAGGTAGTTCATCTTCTAAAACGTGTTGACGAAACTTTTTGACTTGTTGCAAGATAGCTGCCCACTCAAAGTCATCCCAAGCAAGTTCATATTCTTTATACCTGCCTGCGTTGACTACAGCAAAAACTGCCCTTTTAAGGTCAAAAACATTCATGTACCAAAATACTTGAGCTTTATAGTGTTCAGGAATATCATCCCAATAAGTTGCAGTATGTTTAATCTCTAAAATGTAGCCTTCACCGTTTTCGTCTAAACAAATGCCGTCTGGGTTGGCGTGCATCCAATCAAAATCTTTAGCTGCATAAGTTCCCACTTCAACAACAACATGATTAGGGTGTTGCTCTTTATAAAGTTGACGTATCGCAGGCTCAACAAGTGTCCCCAAACGCATTGCAGTATTACCTACAACAGGTTGTTCAACCCTGCCAGTCTTTACAGCCCACAAACTGATCGCACTATTCCAGGGTGAAAGCCCCAAGATAGTTCCAATTTCTGAACCTGAAATAACTCCACGCTGATTACGCAGCTCATGCCATTCAGGACTATTGTTTTCAAATGTTCCTAAAGAAATTGCTTTGTCTAGGATTTGCTCTATTTTGTCTTTGCTCATACCTAAACTATAGAGATGACCACCGACAAATTACTTCTCAACCGAATAACTTTAGATCTACACGAAGCAATCACAGACTTAGATGGGGTTGAGTGTGAGAAAGTGCCTGAACTATTTTTCCCTGAAGATTTTGCGGTTAGTAGCAATTCAAGGCTTAGAGATGAAGCTATAGAAACTGCTAGAGCAATCTGTATGCGATGCCCTGTTTTAGATAAATGCCTAAAAGTAGGGATGTTTGAAGAATACGGTATTTGGGGTGGAACTACACCTGAACAACGTAGAAAAATTAGACGTTATGAGCAGGATTAGCCCTAAAACAGCCCTGTAAGCCCGCTACACGCCTTTTACCTATAAATACGAGTATCTATACGCTGAAACGCTTATTTAGCCTTATCAGCCTGTTTTTCTGCTTTTTGGATAGCATCATTAGCACCCTTAGCAACAGTTTCACGAGTCGCACTGCCTGTAGTGGCAATCGCATAACCTACCGCAGCTACAACGCTCAACATTAGAGTTCCCCAAGCAACAGCAACACCGTTCAACCATGAACCTGTTAGAGCTGCACCCACACCTGCAGATCCACCCAAGATAAACAAGAAAATACCAAACCCACGCCAAGCAAGTTCACCTAACACGCTTGCAACAGCTTTCAAACGAGTAATAACCAATGTTTTCATCTCTAACCTTTGTTTTCTAGTATGTGTTTTAGCGGATCAATCAAATCTTTGTAGGCAGACAAATGAATACCAGGATTACTCCACGCCTTATTTGCCTTACCAATACTCAAATGCAAATGACTACCTGTGCTTGCACTACCGCTCTTATACTTGCCACCACCAGTCTTACCTAGCACAGTTTTACCGCCCACAACCTTATCGCCCTTGACTAGCTCTGACTGCTTCGCCAAGTGAGCGTAAAGCACCCAGAAACCATCTTTAGTTGAGTGAACAATAAACCAACCAAGCACATCACTCCACTCATTGATAAACACAGTGCCATCAGTGATCGCTTTGATTGAAGATAACTCTTTCGGACTCCAGTCCTGACCACGATGCGGTCTGCCATTACGGTAAGGGGCAAGATTGCCAAACTCATCGCCACGAGTTTTAGCGGGAAAAGGCTCAAAATAGATTGCAGTCATAACGCTAGTTTACTAAACGCCTGAAACGCTACGCAGTAGCACCTAACACAACAGAAACATCATCAATGTATACACTGTTTGAGGAGTTAACAAAAATTGCCAGAGTGCGGTTTGTTGTGCATGTAACATTCTCAATTTTGTAGTTTGTCCAATCTGCTGCACTAGATTGCTCTGCTGTCGTCAAAGTTTGTCTAGTTGCACCAGCGTCTAAGTGAATAGTAAAACTTTGTGTATTAAAAGTTCTAATCCAAAGAGATAAAGAATATGGTTGACCAACAGTTAAAAGATTACTTTTATTGTATTGAGCCGAAGGGTCATAATCATCGGCTTCAGAAAGTAGGGATGCTGGAGAACTTCTAAAAACTGTTGTATTTCTAGAAATGTTACCATACCAATCATTAGTATTTGTTGTAAATGAAGGGTTAGTTACCAAATTGACTGGAGCAGACGGAGCAGACTTAACACTACCAATCAAACCAGCAACAACACCACTCACTAAGTCAAACCATTTCCGCTAATAATCCAAGTAGTAGAAGTTAGCTTTACAGCGGTAGCAATACCAAAAGGTGCCAGAGTTCTAGATCCTGTTGTGCCTGGGCCTGCCAAATACATTGTGTCTGAAGTTATAGCAATAGTCATTGTTGCACCTGACCCAGCAATGAAAGTCAAAGTAGTTCCAACAGGTAAAGCAAGATTTGCGTTTGAGTTTATTGTTACTGTTCTAGTGGCTGAAGCGTAAACGTGTTTTCCCGCATCGCTTGCAAGAATTGTGTAGCTGCCTGTTGTAGTCGCATTTTGAGGAAGCCCCATAAACCCGAAACCATTAGCAGCTGTAGAAGTTGTAGCATCAACAGGCGATCCGTTAGAAGCTGAAGTTAGTCTGCCTTTAGCGTCAACCGTAATGTTTGCAGAAGTGTATGAACCTGCAGAAACACCAGAAGTTGTAAGAGTAGGGTTAGGGTAACTACCAGTCAAATCACCGCCAGCAACTCCGTTAGGCGTTCTTGCATCACTTAGACGGCTATCGCTAGTTAGAACAGCTGTGCCTGTAACTTGACTAGCAGAAATCTCAATCAAAGCCTGATTGATACCTATTACCGCTGAACTTGCTG